GTCGGGCGAGGCGGAATTGCGGCGTTTCCAGGCGTCCGCGACGCGGCACCTTTTCCAGTGGCTTGACGGCGATCTATCCGAGGACCATGCGGCGGCAGTGGCTTTTAATTTAGCGGGTTGTGAGATGGTAAAGGAAAAGCTAGCGGCTGAGCAGCGAGCCGACGACATGGAGCCGCCATTTTGAATACGCTTTTTCTTGATTTCGAGACCTATTATAGCACGGCGAACGGTTATACATTGAAAGAAATTTCAATGTTCGAGTATATTCGTTCGCCAAAATTTAAGGTATTCGGATGCGGCCTAAAGTGGGCCGGTGGCGAAACGATATGGGTATCCGGCGATAGGGCGTGCCGGGAATATTTCGACGCTATAGATTGGTCGGATACGCAAATCTGCGCCCAGAACGTGAAATTTGACGGCGCAATACTAAGGTGGATATATGGAATCAATCCGGCACGTTATTTGGACACTCTCTCAATGTCTAGGGCCATTATCGGTTGCCGACTTCCGAGCCATTCTCTTGCGAGCGTTTCAGCGTATTTTGGTTTGGCACCCAAAGGGTTTCTAAAGACTGACGGGCTCGCCGAATTAACGCCAGAACAAGAGAAAGAATTAGCCAGCTATTGCTTACATGACGTGGAGCTTTGCGAGGAAATATATAACCGCGTTTCGCCGGGTTTCCCCGAGGCGGAATATAAGGTTCTTGATTGGACTATCCGATGTTTTATAGAGCCTAAACTGGTATTGGACGGCGCGCTACTGGCCGACTTGAATGTGAAAGAGCGCGAGCGGCGGGCAAACATATTTAAAGAGATTGGATTGCCAAAAGAAGTATTCGCGTCGAACGTCAAGTTCCCGGCGCTCCTGGCCGAACGCGGGTATGAAGTGCCGATGAAAAAGTCGCCTAAGCGTAAGGACGCCGATGGCAATGCGCTTATGATTCCGGCGCTGTCTATTAGCGATACGGGGTTTATCGAGCTACAGAATACGGATAATCCCGAATTGGAGGCCCTGTGCGAGGCGCGTATTGCGGCAAAGTCAACCCTATTAGAAACGCGCTCTGCCAAATTTTTGGAGATATCAAAAATTGGTACGTTTCCATTCGATTTGAATTACTCCGGTGCGGTAAACACTCACCGTTTCTCTGGCGCGAGCGGCGCGGGCGGAAACCCGCAAAATCTGCCGCGCGGGAGTGCGCTGCGGGGTGCCGTATGTGCATCGTCTGGGTCGAAACTGGTCGTTGCGGATTTCGCCGCGATTGAACTTCGCGTTGTCGCATGGCTCGCGCGGGAACCAAAGTTAATCGAGGTTCTATTAGATAGAAAGGGCGATCCATATAGCCATTTCGCCACAAAAATATATCAGCGTTCCATAACAAAGGCCGATAAAGCAGAACGCCAGTACGGTAAATGCGCGATCCTCGGCTTGGGATATCAGATGGGTGCCAAAAAATTCATATTCCAAACTCGCAGTCAAACCGGAATGATTATTGAACAAGAAGAATCCGAGCGTGTCGTCGGGCTATACCGTGGAACATTTACGCGTATCCCTGGGCTATGGGAAACATTGGACCATTATATACCGTACATCGCGGAAAAGTCAAATGTCAAATTGCCGGGGGTGCCGTTCTTGGAAATTAAAAATGGTTGCGTATATCTGCCGTCGGGGTTGCGCTTACAGTATCCGAACCTCCGCAAAGACGGCTTTTTCGGCAAAGGTCACTATAAGCGGGATGAGTGGGCGTTTGACACGAAAGGCGGCAAGTCGAAGCTATACGGCGGCAAGTTACTAGAGAATATCAGTCAAGCGCTCGCCGGTGAACTGTGCAAGTTGGCTATATCGCGGGCGATTTATAACGGCGTGCAATGCGTCGGCCAGGTCCATGACGAAGTATTAGCGGTCGCGCCAGATAGAGATGCGCAATGGACCCTAAACACGCTTGTTGAGGCAATGGAAACGCCCGTTCCGTGGTGGCCTATGGTCAAGTTATACGCCGAGGGCGGGATAGGGCAGAGTTGGCTAGAGGCGAAACCATGAGCTTAGACCCGCACGCGGCGTCGGCCTATTATCGGGGTAAATTAACGCGCTTGTGGAAGGAAAGCCCCATGTATCACGCCTGTAGAGCACGATGCTGGCGGCGAACGGGGGTATCGGCCTGTGAAAAATGCGGCAAAGAACTGGATTCACGATTACTTGACATTGACCATATCAAGCCTAAACTGGCACCCGGGCAGGACCCGCTCGATATCGCGTTATTCGCGGCGCGCCTTAATTGCGCGGCCTCCGGGCTACAGGCGCTATGTTCGGATTGTCACCACGCGAAAACAGGCGGCGAAAACAAGCAACGAACAAAGGGAAAACGGGAGATTAAATGAAATCTAAGGTTCTAGTTTTTGATATCGAAACCGCGCCCGTGCTTGCTTATGTTTGGGGCCTAAAAGATCAAAACGTTGCGGTTAATCAAATCAATAGAGATTGGTATGTGATAGCGTGGGCGGCAAAATGGCTCGGCGCGCCGGCGTCTGAAGTGATGTATATGGATCAACGCGCCGCAAAAGATATAGAGGACGATAAAAAGATACTCGGTGCCCTTTGGAAGCTACTGGACGAGGCGGACATTGTAGTCACGCAGAACGGTAAGAATTTCGACGGCCCGAAACTAAACGCGCGGTTTATCATGCACGGCATGAGGCCGCCGAGTCCATATAAACATTTGGACACGTATCAGATTGCCCGGAACGCGGCCAAGTTTACATCAAACAAACTGGAATATTTGACCGATAAACTGTGTACGAAATACAAGAAACTAGAACATGCCAAATTCCCCGGTTTTTCGTTGTGGAAGGAATGTTTGTTGGGGAACATTAAGGCGTGGGATGAGATGCGGAAGTACAATAAACATGATGTACTGGCGACGGAAGAATTATATATGAAGCTTCGCGCGTGGGCGCCGCAAAACGCGCCGCGTGTATATAACATCGGTCATTTATTATCCCAATGCGCTACGTGCGGCGCCGAAGGGCGTATGGAGTCGCGCGGCTATAGCTATACGCGGGTAAGCCGCTTTCGGTCCATGCGCTGTAAGAATTGTGGCACCTGGGTATGTGGTAAACGAGAGCCGCTACCGTGATTTGCAAAATAGATATATACGAGCCGCACGAGGACGCCGCCGAGCGGGAGCATATCGAGGAGGAAGGGGAAATATGAGTTTACTAGGACCGGATGGTAAAGAGATAACACCTAAATCGCGCGTTGCGCCGACACGCCAAGAGAAGTTTAACATGGTCTATATGATGTTTACGCTTATGAGCCGCGCCGAGCGCCAAGTGTTAATTAAAACGTTGCGCCCGCTGCGCCGCAAGCTAGACGACATGTATCCAAACGGTATGACCGAGGATGATATTAAGAAAGATATTGAAAAGCAAACGGGGGCCATAAATGCCAAGTCGAGTGGGCCGGAAGGCGGCGAAACGCCTAGCAACGCGGATCAAGGATTACGAGCGGATGGGAATCAAGTCGGGGTATCACAAGCCGGGGAGCAATAAGAAATGAGGAGCATAGGTTACATTGTGTATCCGGGCGGCGATACCGCCGAAATGGTCGAGGTAAATGGAATTGCATATGTCATCGAACGAAGGGCGCACTATGACCGATATCGCCGCCTGTCGGGTACATGGGAACAAGCCGGATATTGAGTTTATACCCAGCGGCGTCTATATGATGCGCTGCGGCGGTAATACGTTTACTTCTACCACGCTGCGCGGAATATTGTGGCTGTGGAATTCGTACCAAGGGGAATTACATGGAAAAAAATAAAATCATGCGAGTAGATGGCGTAATCGGCGGATATATCGCCTATAACGGGGACGTATTCAAAGAACCGGCGTTTTCTAGCCTAGTTACCCGGTTGAAACGAGACAGTCGGGACCATATAAACCATGGAATTAGATATATTTTTAAGCCACGACATATGATCGGCGTTGCGGCGCCGCTTAACGAGATTTCTACGGTCGGTTGGAAGTGCGGGAAGTGTACCAATGGAAAATGACCTGTGGCTGTGGGTTATGGCGCTCTGTATATATGCCATTAGTGTCACCGTCGCGTTCTACGGCGGTCGCGCGGTCGAACAGGCATTCTGGAAGGCGGCTCTGCCGGCGGAAATGACTACTCTTTGCGAACAGTGTAGGGCCTACCGATGACGCGCACGGACTTGGTTATATTCTTTACCTTTGTGGCCACAAGCCTTATATCGTGGCTATATCTGGCGTTCGCGTTCGGGCACGATCTTGGCCTAGCCGCGAATATGCAAGCAACGCGCGACGAGGCGTTCAGCCAGGGCGTAACGGCGGGCAAAGACTGGGAAGATAATAAGCATAGCCTATATTGGCAAAGGGAGGATATCTAATGGAGGGCGAATTCCCGGCGTGCGCGATGTGCCGCGCGGCGCTACATAAGCTATGTGAAAGGCAGGATGGGGTAGTGTGCTGGTGCGATTGCACGAAGGGGCGTTAATGGCTATATATTGGTTTTGCCATATATGCTTAAAGGACTGCGAGGGCGAGGCGCCAAAAGAATCTAAGTGCGCGGACTGTCTATCTCAATCGAAACCGGCTCTTGGCGCTGAATTGCATCCATAATTTGCGGGAAAAGGTGGTCAAATGCTAGGCGTGAGTTTTCTAACGTGTCCTGTGTGTTTCCCTGGCCCACTAATACACAACCCCGACTGTCACAGGGTAGATTCCCACAATGCATTTCTATGTAGTCTCTGCCAGGAACATTTAGCAGCAACGGTACAAGATGTTTTGCATGAGGCGAGAAGTAGGCGGATATGGGGTATGTACCCGCTGGAATGCATACGGCCTGATTTTCAAGCGTAAAACATTCAAAGGTCCCATTTACTTTCAGGGTCCCAAACAAAGCGTTTCCGTGGGGCGGGCGGCGGGATAACTGCAAGAGCATTGGTTTCTTCCTCGATGTCAAAATTAAACCCGCATGTCGGGCAATACTCAACCGTCCATGCTCGGCCCTTTATATGGGGGTCGGGCATTGTTTTTTTAGCGGTTGAGCGTGATTTCTGGCACCTGGGGCATATTTGCTCTGACATGGGAATCTCCGGGGACGATGAAATGGGTAACGGTTGCGGTGATTACTGCTACTGTGAGGGTCCAGAACGCTTTTTTCAGCCACGCGAGATCGGCGCGAATTGCGCCCGATTCTTCAATATGCTTGATAAACTTTGCTTCCAATAAATCTACCCGATCAGCAATTTTCATTGAAGCGCCTTCCCAATTGCATGCGCGCGGCCAATACCAGGGAATTTACGATGTACGGCGGCGCGGATGCGCGCTTTCTCGGCGGGCGACGCGAACTCGCTTGCGCGGGCTAAAGCGTTGCGGGCGTGGTTTGCATCATACATTGGGTATTTGCGCCCCGGAAGGGCAAATTGACTAGTATTTAATGCGTTTCTTTCCTTGGTAGATAGTTTCATATCAATTCCCCGTCAATCCATGTAACACTCTGGCGCCCATAGAGCCTAACGCCGCCCCCGCGCCCATTTTTACCCACCACGGAATCGCGCTATTTGCAAATTGGCGCTTACTCGCCACGTTCAATGAGTCGCCCAGGCTCGCCAGCTTGCCATAGGCGTCACGCAATTGCTGGTAAGATTGCACATCGCCCGCGCCGCCCTTTTCTTGCAACATTTTGGCGGCCTGTGAGTCGATATCGTTCTTTAACATCGTCGCCACGGCGTCATAGGCTTGCTGTGCGCGGGTTAATCCTTGCTGCCCAAACGAGGCGTCGCCCTGTAGCAGCGTTTTGATTCGCGCGGCGTCGCTCCATTTGATCGGGTCGCCCTGCGAATAGTCGCGTAAACCGGCGATAGCCTTATCAATCGCTTGGTTAATCTCGCCCTGCGGTCCAGTGGTCATAATTTGACCGTTTGCGTCGCGTTCCATCATGCTTTTAACTTGATTGTTCAGCGCGGTTGGATCGTAATAGGAGCCATTAGCGTCATATTTAGCCAGGGTATTTTCTATGGCTTTTCCAACCGCCTGTTTTTGTGTTTCAACCGTTTGCAGCATCGCCTCGGGGTCGCCGCCGAACATTCCAGTTTTAATTGGATTATTGAACGTAGAAACGTCGGGCGCGGGCGTCTGGCTGGCGTCGCTAACCAATTGGCCTAGTTCCGGCTGCGGCTTATTGGCGAAATCAATCGCGCTATTAGCGAGCTCGCGGGCTTCAGGCGTCGCACCAGCGTTTTGAGCATAACCGAACGCGCGCGGCGTATTGCCGGTAATTTGGGCTTTTAGCGCATCCGCGCCGTTGCCTACCATATCACCAACCTTGGCCGCTGCGTCGCTGATACCAGTAGCGTCACCGATAGCCGATGCTGCCTTACCAGCTAAGCCGAGGCCGCCACCGACGAGTTGCCCGGTAAAATAACCATTAGCGAGGGCGTCGCCAGCGTTAAGCAACCTTTGTTCGGCGGGTACTTCGGCGCCGGCGGACGGGTTATCCGAAACTTGCGGCTCTGGAAACCCGGCGGGGGTCGTTGTGACTAGGTCGTTATATTGCGGGTACTTTTTTAGGACAGCACTCGTCAAGGACTCATCGTCCATATCGTCATACGTGCCGGGATGCTTTGCCCGAATAGATTTAGCGAATTCCGAGGGGGTCATTATTCGCTCCTTGCGGGGTTGTACCAGCGACAGGGGGCGCGCCAGTGGGCGGCATAACTTGGCGGCCAGCGTTTATCATGCCAGACGATAGCCCGGCCATCGCGTCGTCAATAATCTTCACTACCGCCGGATCGTCGGCGGATAATGACGGATAATGTGAAACTAATCCTTCAAATATCTGCTTCAAGGACGCCAGGGCGCTGTTTCGCATATCGGTAAGAACACCCAATAGCTTGGCCTTGGTATCGCTCAAAACCTTTTGATTTAGACCAAACCCGCTAAGTACGCCGGTATAATGCCTAAGCGTATCCATAAGGTTTGTAAGACTAGTACCATAACCATTTTCGATAACTTGCGACTGGCCCGGTACGCCGCCTTGATAGATGGCCGCGATATCCGTCGAAACGTTATCCAAATCCTGTTTGGTTAGCGTTTGCTGCGAGGTAAGCGTATTTATAGCGCGGTCGGCGCGAAATACCGTGGTAGCCAGCATACCCGTAGAGCCGAAACGGGTTTTCATGAGGCCGGAGATTTCCTTGCCGAATGCTCGTAAATCGTCTGTGGTAGCTTTATTCTTACCATTCTCGGCCTTAATAACCGCCGGAGGGGTATTCGATTCGACGAAGGTATGATTACCGTCATTATCGACGATATCTTGAATCATAGTCCCTTTCGGATATGGATTACCGTCGCCATCAACTTCCTTGCCAGTCGCGGGGAAAGGTAGACCCTCGCCTAATTTGGTCACGCGGCCCTCGTGGAGCGCGGTAATCATGCGGTGCACGTCATCGGCGCTGACCACTTCCGGCCAAGTATCCTCGGCGTCCTGTAGCACGCTCGCTTTTTGATCATCGTCGATAGAGCTATTATCTAAGCCCGCTTTAAGTGTGGTGATAGCTTGCGCTTTCGGGACCAAACCTTTACCTGCTTGATACGCGCCGGTGTCGAGGTTACTTTGATCCTCCTGAGTCTGAATTCCCGCCTGTTTAGATTTCTCTATAGCTTGCTGGACCAATTGCGCCTGTTCTTGCTGCGCCAATTGATTTTTATTCATGGAATCCCAAAGCGTTTGGCCGGGGGAATTTGGGTCTAGGCCGCCCGCTTCCAGTGATTGCGCTTGCGTTGTATTGATATTGAAATTATCAGCCATGATTAAAATCCTCCGAGAAGGCTAAGAGAGGCGGGCAGGAGCGTAGAGCCTGCGGAATCCATACCACCGGGGGCGCCCATTGCACCCGCTACGCCGCCACTATCGTTACCGATGAGCGAAGATAACCAGGAGGGCATACTTGACGCCATGCCGCCCGAACTATTTTCCAGCCCGGCGCCCTGTAGCGCGGTATTTGCGAGGCCGGAGTAAATCTGATTTTGCTGATTATTGCGTGTTACCGCGTTTTGATACCCATTATTTACCGCGATACCCTCGGCGCCCAACGTCTGATTGGTCGCGTTATTGCTTGAATTGATGAGGTCAGCTAATTGGGTAGAAAGCGCCTGGTTGCCCGTTGTAAGAATTTGCTGCGCTTGTTGCTGCGACATACCGTACAATTGCTGAAACATCGCCCCGTCCATTGATTGAACCTTCGCCAGGGCTTGCGACATGGCGTTCTGCCCGGCGGCGGTTTGCTGCGCGTTCACATTTGCGTTCGCTTGGCCCGCTTGTTGCGCCGCTTGTAAGTACGGTTGCGCTAATTGGACGCCCGCATTGCCGCGCGATAGGCCGCCGGTGGCCGCCATTGCGTTACGGACCGCGTTCTGGGTGCCCGGCACCGTGGAATAGATGCTTTGGGTATTCGCAGCTTTTTGCGCCTGGGCCGCCGGAGAGTCGGGGCCATAAAGACTGGCGGTCCCGGAAAGTAGCGCGTTATTCGCGCCGCCGATACCATTTTGTAGGGTTGCGGCGTTATTCGTCCCGGCTTGCTGGTATTGGTTAATCAATTGCTGAACGTTCGCGGGCAATTGGTTAATAATCCCTTGCTGATACTGTTTGTTGGCGTTGATCGTATTTAGCAACGCCTGAATATCAACGGTAGGCAGCGATTGGCTGCTACCAATAAGCCCTGAAATTATACTTCCCATAAATAATTCTCCTTAAAGCGCGGTAGCCGGACCTAGCCGGTACCATTGACTACTTGAAACCTTAAAACACAAATACGCCGAGCCGGATACAACCGCGATCAATATGTCGCCCACTTGCCCGTCGGTCTTTGCCGGAAACGCCGATAAAACTCCATTTTGGCCGACGTGCGTGTGCCCAGCCTGAAACAAAGTAACCAAGTTACGTTGAATAATCCCTGAAAAGTCTATTAGCTTACTGTCGCCGTCAGTCGGCGGCACCACGCGGAGGCCTTGGGAGATCATGCCATCGCCTCGGTGATTGCTTTACCCTTGCGGATGCGCAGTTCCGGGCTAATTTTGAGGATAGAGCACGCGAATGCATCACTAGATACGACGCGGAATATCGCGGTGAGGCCAGAGGTCGGGGCTGCGGCGCTATAGTCGGGCACGAAATACTCGTTAAACTCGCTGCCGTCAACCGTAGTCGTGTACCCCGTAACCCCGTTCGAATTGAGCATTTCATTCCAAGTGGCGCCCTTATCCATCGAATAATAAACGTGGATCGTAGTACCAGTATTGACGCCCTTTACGCGGCAGCTACGCACCACTGATAAATGCTCGTCATCGCCAGCCGTGAAACATTTCGTGCGGAGATCAAAGACAATCGGCGTACCATTATCGGTAGATAGTTTGAAAGCGTTGTAAACATTTCCATTGGCCGAATCGCAATAAAACGCGTCATTAAAGTAAGTCGCCAAAGTGCCAATAGTGGCGCCGCTATGGATGCGCCAGTTTCCTTCGTAATCAAGTTCGATCAGCGTATCGTTGTGGGCGCTACCTTGCATCGCAACCGAAAGGTAGTAGGACTTGTTAAAAAATAAGCTGGCTGCGCGGACAATCGCGCCATTAGATAGCAACCAGTTAACCGTTACGCTATCCACTTCCGGCATATTATTTGCTGCGGCGGTCATGACGCATTTCCACTGGCAAAACTCTAGGGGCGAGGATGTAGGAAACCCGCCATTAGAAACCGGCGTAAACGTGGCGGACGATAGGCCGCCGGAGCTTGACGCGCTACGGAAATAAAATTGCACCGTGCCGCTCGTCCCCACTTGGCTATACTGGAATATGCCCCATCCGGCGGGCGTCGTTCCGGTATCAATGGCCGAAGAGATTAGGTTGCTAGTAACTGCCCAATCCAAAACCGCACTCAGAAGTGACGGCGAAACGCTGTTACCCGAATCCGTTGTCATGGTGACGCGAATTTGGGCATAGACATTCGGGGTTGCCAAGTTCACAGCCGAGTAACTAGACCATGAGGAGGCATCCGGGGACGTGCGAACTTCAATCGTCGAGGAAGTACCCGCCGGGAGCGTGACCGATTGGGTCAGGGCGACTAGCGAGGTGATATCCGCCGTGCAAAGAATAGCCGGAGACACCCATGCGCCCGTCGTGGCAAACTTCAACGTTGGCGCGCCGATGGTAGGCACGTTGATATTGTCCGTCGTAGCTAGCTGATAAATGACTTGCCAGTAGCGGTAGTTTCCGCCAGTTAGCGAAATCGTCCCGTTGGGGTTAGATAGCGTGTCTGTGGTGACCCACGAACCTACGCCGGTCGTGCTGCCTTGGACTAGGACCGTGACGGAACATCCCGCCGGGTACGAGGCGGCTACGGTAAGCTTCTGGCCGCTCGCAACGGTCGTGCAGTGCGAATCATAGACGCTAGAGGTCCACGTACCGGACGAAGCTACGGGCGTGCGAACGAGCGTGTAGGCGGCTGCCATGCGGCGCGGGGTCGAGTTGACCGGCGGACCGAATGTAACCCATGTTGCGCCATTGAACGAGAGACAATTCCCACCGCCGGACCATGTGTCACTGGTAAACGGCATTTGGTCGAACTGACCCGCGCCGGTAATGGGCGTGATACCAACCACAATCCAGTAGTGCGTACCGCTAGTAACGTTGGCGTTCACCGTAGCGGCGGGGATAGATAGCGGTTGATCTGCGCCGAATCCGCCGGGCAACGAGAAGGTCTGAGAGCCGATGGACGAACCAGGTAGGCCGCCGAGATCATTGTAGACGGCTACGGTGATATCGAAGTTGCCGGAGACCGTGCTAGCGTACATGTTGAAACCGGACGGGAGCGTAACCGTCGTGATTTGGCCGGTCGCATTCGGAATAATCATCTGCGCTAGCATGATCGAATGGTAGCGGGTGTTCACCGCGTCCGAGTTCCAGTTTTGCGTGCCCGCTACACCGTGGTTCTCACTGGAGCCAGAGGAGCCCGTGGGGAGCGTGACATTGACGCCGGAGATAGTTGCGCTGCCCGTTAGGGAGCCGGACGCCAAAAGTGCAGCAAAGAGTGTCGGCATTTGGAGCGTATCGCCGGACTGATAGAGGTTGGACAGGACGCCGGTTGCCCATTGGGTCGCAGTGTGATACGACGCCTCCGGGTTGATCGTCTGAATAGTACCAGGGTTGCTGAGTAAGTCAATACCGGCAGACGCCGTACCGCCCTGAAAGGCTACCTGAGACGCCTGGGTGTTCTGGCGTTCTAAGTAGGAAATCTGCGCTAGGTTGAAGGTTAAATCCTCGATATAATCCGAGAGATATTGAACGATAGAACCGTTCGTGTAATAGATACCTTTATTCGGGGTTGCCGCGAGCCATAGCAACGTTGGCACCGATACGATAGAGCGTGTTTGGATCGTGCGATTATCGACGCAACCCGTAGAAATGCTGACGGGGTTATAGTAAAAAGTGCCATCCGTATTGCCGAGGATTTGGCCCGTAGTGTGCTGGCCGAATACCCACGGTATACCATTAAAGACATAAATGGCCGTCATCACGTCATCTTGCGGCCCGGAAATTGCATTCGCCGGATTGAAGCAATCGGGCTGACCGGCGGTGCTCCAAATAATATTCTTCCCCGTAACGTCAATTACAAATAGGCGGTCCAAGTAGAACGCAACGTACTTGAATACCGGCGGCAACCCGCTTGTGGTAGGAATAGGCGTCGGCGTGCTACCGAGGGCCAGGGTATCGCTAAATGTCGTCGTGGTATTATCGTTGATCGAGGTAAGCAGCAAATAGTTACCATCGTTATTATCGCGGTAAATATTGCGGCCAGTGACGCCATACCCGCCTACTGGAATGCTGGAAAGCGCGATTGTCTGATTGCCCGTGGTCGCGGCCACGACGCCAGAGGCGGTATTCCCGTTCGATTCTTCAACCCCGTTATAATAGACGTAGGTAACCTTGTAGGTATGGCTGCCGACGGGTACGCTGCCGCCCGCGCTTGGCCCAGAGGCGGTACACGCGGTCGCGGGCACCTGTGCGCCCATTGCGCGCGTCTTTGCCACGTTAACCGTATATGGAACGCCGCCGTAGCTCGTCGCCACGTCTAGCACGATAGGATTATCGACCCCGTTGCACCCGTAAACGCGGCTTTGATAGGTGACGAATTCAAAGTTCGAGGGATTAGTAAAGCCCGATTGAATACTCGTGAACAATTGATTGCCGGTCGAGGCTTTAATCGTCCCGGCGTCATTAACCACAAATAGGCGCTGGCCCGAGGTAAATACCGCCTCGTATTGGTCGAGCGCGGCGCCGGATAACGTGCTATTCGGATTCCAGATAGCGCCGCCCGAACGCTTTTCAGCTTGGCCAGACGCCGAGGTGATAACGTTGCGGGTGCCGCTCGTAAACATATTCGCCTGGACCTTACCGGAGTCGGCGGGATATTTAGATATGTATGATCCCCATTTGCCATCCTCTTTGCGGGGGATATCAATTTTTACTTTATCCATTTTTATGCCCGTCCGATTGAGTCCAATTTTCAGTACGCTTTGCGCCCGCCGTCCATGTAGATGTAGGTGTGACGCCGCCGAAAGGAACGCGACCATACATATATTTGCCAAAGAGCGAATCAAAAGTATTTTCGTTAGCGCCGGGATTGACCCATACCGTTGCGCGGCTCAGATTAACGGCTAACCATTCTTTTATGACCAGGAAATCCGCGAGCGCGGCGGTCATGGCTATAGTACCCGCATCCGATCCGGCTATGGAATCGGATAGGCCGGCGGAAATAGTTTGCGGCAAATAGCCGGTGGCATAGAGCGACGAGGCCGCGCTATCACCCGCGAATAGGCGGGCGCCGAATAACGAGGGACGATTAAAGGCCATTATCTAGGCGCGGTCGCTGCGGCATATTGGTCGGCGGTGATAAACGTCGCGGAGAGACCCTGCTCGGCCAGCATCGTTGTGATTTGGTCCTGCGTCATACCTTCGAAAGAAACATAGGCTCCGTCGGAACGTTGAATGTAGAACATTTAGCGAATCCTCCTAGCGGAGATGCGACCAGCATACCCTGGGTTAGATCCCGTATACGCGACGTTTAAAATGCAGTTAATTGTTGTCGTGCTTGCTAGTGATTCCCGATAGTTCGCAATACAAGCGGCGGCTTGTGTAGTTGTCGTGGGAACACCCATCCAAATAAAGTTATTTCCAGTCGTTTGTGTTTCACCAGTAAAACCTACTGCTAGATAGGCAGTTGTATAAGTCGTACCGGAAACGGCATTTAAATATCCGACAACGGTAACGTCCCAATCTCCCGCCGTTAGCGAAATGCTTGCAACATTCGTCGCGCCCGGCGCTGAAAAAGTACCGCTCGCTAAACTAGATTTATACTCCCCAACATTCCCCGCCGCCGCGCTGTCGTTGGTCGTGGTGCCGACAATGCCTTTCGTCGTGGGACTAAACGCGAGATTTCCGGTTAACGTTCCGCCCGCCAAAGGAAGAAGCGACGAAAGTTGACCGAATGCCGCTGCATCGTCAGACGCCGATCCGTTCGCGAGGCCCGTAACTTTATGCGCACCCATGGCAATAGCGCCGCTCATGGTGCCGCCAGTAGTCGGAAGGGCGGCATTGGCGGTCGCGAGCGCGGTATTCGCCGTCGAAACCGTAGCCGCGAGGCTGGTTCCTACCGCGTCATACCAATTCGTCGTACCCAAAGCGTTTTTAATTTGCTGCGTCATTTGCTGAAAGCGGGCATAGATTGAGGCAGCGGTAGACGCGGGCGACGCGCCGGTGATCGCCGTAAGCACATTGGCGAGATCGGCCTCTATAGCCTCAATCTCGTCTTTTGTAACGTTATGATGCGCGGCCATATTCGCAAAGCTAACAACCGCACTAGAACTATGGGCGGCTGCGGTCGTGCCATCAAATGCGCGCGTGCAACCAGTAAGGCTATTCGTCGATATACCTGTGTACTTAATAACCTCGTTATCGATAAGAACGAGGCCAACGGTAGGGAAACCCGTCGCCGAGTTAAGTGGCAGCGTAGTCACTACCGCGTCAACCGCGCTTGCTAGATTATTTTGAAGTTCATTAACGGCGACGTAAAGATCAGCGTCCGTCGCAACTGTGGGCCATTTTCCAGCCATATTGATAACTCCTGTTAGTTAAAGCTAATTGACCAAGTGACTACGAGCGTATCTACCGCGCGCTTGTTATAGGCGGCCTGGACTTGATGGGAAAACATCGTCCCGCTAGAGGATGCGGAAAATAATCCGAATTCGGTAATTGCGCCCGTACCGTTACCGGGTAGGAAAGTCGCGGTATTCGTGAGTGTATTCGACGCGCTTGTTAGCGTGCCCGATACGCGCGTACCCGTTTCAGATTGCATCGCGGTATCGCCGGAGAGTGGGGAAGTGGTGCCAAAGCCGACGGCGATCCACTGCATAAACCCGCTTGCTTGTGCCCCGGTAAGCCACGTGGCGAGTGCGGTCTTTCCGACTGTAACAACGAGATTATGCTCCTCGCGTGACTGGACCAGGGTTCCATGCTCATCAAAAAGCTGGACCTTGACGCTACCAGTGATACCCGTAAATGAATCGTTGCAATATATTTTCATAGATTAAGCGGATTGATACCGCCCCCGGCCACGCTGCTAGTGGTGCCATAACCAAAGGGCACGAATGACTCAATATCGATCTTCCATTTACCGTCTAAAACTTGTTTCTTTTTCCACTTCAAACCTTGGCCGACTTCTCGCTCGAATCGGTCTAATTGCTCCTGGGCTAATTGGTCCTCGCCGTCCTGCTTCCACATTTTCCAGAGCACGTACGCCTCGACGCCATCGGCCAAACTATCGTCAATACTAAGCGATGAGGCCAGCGAGGTTAAGGTAATAGGCTTTGACTCGTAAAACATATAGAGGTCGCTTGAACCGCTCGTCAACGGGCGCGGGTAAACATAAAGCGTCTTATTGACGATGTAATACTTTTTGGGCGCCCCTTGCTGCGTGCTATCACTTGAAAGAAAGTTAGGGTTTTCTTGCGATAGCTTTTCAATTGAAGTAGGGATCAACGGATACCAGTTATCCACGCCATTCACAGCCGCGTTATACAGAACCTTTTCAGAGCCCAACCAGTCAGAGGGCATCGGATAATCGGCTTGCCCTTGGACCGTGCTAGTCGTAGCAAAGTTTTGGAGGCAGCGCGTTCGGCGCACGTAGTTACGCTGCGCGCTATTGATAAGGTTCAATAGCGTGGTCGCGGTGAAAAACGCGGGATTCGGTTCGATGACTTCCGCGCGAACTAGGTTAGCGATATCTTGGCCGGTCATGTTAGCCGTTGCTCATTGTTGCGATAAGGCGGTAGGCTGCGGCGGCGGTCCCAAACTTCAAGTAGATTCCGCAAAGGCTCAAATTCTTTAACTCGAATTTCTCCGTGGCTTTAGCTACGCCATGAACGGTTACGCCGTCGAAACTCCATATGACGGTATTTGCGCCGCTGGCCTCGTCATTACAGATAAACACGCTATCCCCGCGCGTCCCGCCGAAATTTACCGCCACAAACGCGCCGGTGAGCGCAACGCCCGAATTGTCCTGATAAAACGCCTTCGTAAAAGCTGCCATGATTTTTGTCTCCTAAATTGTTGGTTTATCGGCTATGTCGCCGCCCCGTTTTTGCCAGGTTTGGAGGAACCAACGTTCCTTTTCAGCTTGTTCTTTCGTGTATTGATCGTCGCGCGCCCGAATATCGGCTGCGACTTCTAAATTTTGCTCGTCGGTAAGAACCGTACCCGTTTCAACCTTGCCAGTATCCGGGTCGCGCCACGATCTAATTGGTGCGTTTTCTGAATACTTCTGAATCTTTGCTTGTATCTCGTCGCCGAGTAAAACGCGGCGCCTATCCGCATCGACATATGCTTGTGTCCTATGGAGGAAAAAGCCGGGGCAAACCTTACTGACTTTCTGCGGGGTAGTTAATCTGAAATCTAACAGCGCGATAAACACGCGCCGCCAGCCCGATTTAACGATATGCCCCTTGGCGTCCCATTCGGTATATTCGGGTACATAGTCCTTATCGACGCCGCATATATCCTGATATTCACCGGCTGAATCGATGTGGTATAGCCCGGCCAAGTGATTGCTATTTTCAAACGCGCATATTCTGAGCGCCGGATTCAATACCCGTAACTGCCGCATAAACTCGTGCGTTGATAACGTCCTTGACATATCCCCCTCCCTCTCATCTAGCGGCCAGAATTGCTAGGTGCGTCCATACTTTTCTTAACCAGGTAATTTTTCAGCCCGTCCATTGGGCCGAGCAGGACGCTCGTATCTTTTGGGTTGCTTTCATTTTCCGGCTGCGTATCTTCCTCCGGCTCTGACTGTGACGGCTGCGGGCTATCGGCGGATAAAAACGCAACGCCGGTGGCCTGGTTCACGTTGGTAACTTTCACCGTAAGGCTATCGCCCTCACCCGTCCCCGGCGGCAAATCAGCGAGCGATATCTTGATCTGCTTTGGCGCACCGGGAGCTTGATTAGTCATTTCCATCGGATTTATCCTTCAGGACTTCTTTTAGCTCGTCCATTGGGGCGCTCGCGGCGTTCTTTTTCTTCGCGGGCACTTTTGGGGCAACCGTAGGCGGCTTTTGGAGCGTAACCGGCTTGCCGCAATGCGGACAATTCATTGTTGGCGCGGGGGCCGCAGGAAGCGCGGGCACGGGCGGTTGAGACGTAGGCGGCATCGGGGGCATCATGGTTATATCTCCTTGAAAATTAGTGGCACGTTAAGACTGATAGAGAGGGGGGAATCAGTGAACCGTTGCCGAGTTCTTTTATTGCGTTAAGCTACTATCCCCTGCTTAGTAGTTGCTTGTTCCGATAATCTCTACAATGCGGTTTGCATCGAGGATGGGAAAAACGACGTAAGCCTTCCATCCTATCGTTCCATTGAGGTTCAACGGATCAGAAACGCCGCTGTCGCCCGGTTGGTGAACGATCTTTTGAATTCCTTGGTTAGCAACGTCAACCGAACCAAAGCCTTCTTTTCCGAATACCATGCTGTGATACGTGACCGCGCTAGCCGCGCCCGTACCGGTAAGAATGTTCTGCGACTCTTGGAACCGAACGCCGACTAACTTACCCACTTCGCCGGTCAGCACTTTGTCATGCTCCGATGCGATTGAAACGTACTTATTAACGTCCAGCCATCCACCGGCGGCGGAATCGGCCTGAAGATCAGCCGAGGTCGCGGGGTGAATAACCGCGCGGAAACAGCCGTCCTCGAAAGGCAGAACAGCAAGCGTTTTCAAGGCTTTCGCGGCTTTGCGGAAGTCAACGGCGGCGGTCGCAACAGAAACCGTGGCTTCGCTCGTCGCCGTGCCCGTGTACTGCGTGGTCACGTTGCCAGCCAGAGCGATTCGCGCAATGGTATCCATCGACAATCCGGCTTGATAGCCGAGAACGTCGTGCATGGCTTCCGTGATATTGTCATACGCTTCCAACATGAGGCGATCCGAATAGGCGATATATCCGCCGTATTGCACGGGGGTCGCCAGGATTTTTGTGGACTGCCAGCTTTGACCGTTCGGGTTCGTGCCTTCCGTGAGGGCCGAGGTGATAGCCGCAAGGTTCGCTGGGCGGAGGAATTGAATCTGTGTACCGTTACCCTTCGGGAGCGTCCGTTTTTCGGCACTCTCTTGGAGAAACAGGTTGAACATAAGGCGGGTTAAGAGCTTGCGGTCATAGAAAATGGCCGAGGCGTCGTTAAGCCCACCCGTTGAGGTGAGGTTAAGATTGAGAGACATTATATACCTTCTGAATTCGATACTGACGCAGCGCGATATCTGCAATCAGGTTGACTAGCTACAATGAGTAAATAGCTCTAAAGCTGCTACCGATATCTACGCTCGCGGGATATACTTAAACGTATCGATATATCTACACTTTGATATATCTATATGTATATTTGTCCGTTACCCTTGATATCTCACCGTGTCCAGTTACAACCTGGGGGTTACGCTCTACTAGGCGGGCTTGTCCTTGCGGGGCTGTCTAGCACTACAAATCGTTGCGGTTGTTGGAATCGAACCAACCTAGAGCCTGGTTATGGGCCAGGTATGCACGCCAGTGCATCTAACCGCGAATTCTATTTATCTGACGCTTGCTGAAGCGCGGCCTTCAAGTCGCTAAGCGGCATCTTCCAGGCGGCGTCTTTGACATCGCTACCCTTGCCCTTTTGCGCGCTCTTACCCATCCCGGCCACACTCGCACCCTTTTGCTCGGCAGCTAGACCCTTCTGGGCCTCCGCTAGGGCCTCTTTGCGGGCCTCCTCCTTCGCGGCGGCAATATCCGCCTCACTGAAGGTTTTAGGCCCCGTGGCGCTAACCGGCGCGGCCTGGGTTGATCCTGCGGGCGTCTCGCTGCTTGCAACCTCGTACATTTGGTCCAAACACTGCTTTGGCGGCTTGGTAAAGTCAATGCGGCGGTCACCGTTAACCGCGAGCGAAATCATTTTCGGCATTAACTCGCCCCATCGCGGGTATTTCGGGTCGTGCAGCCGGCGCTCTTTCTCGCTTTCGACGATTTCATGGTCGCGGGCGGCCAATTGCTCGTTATATTTCGATTCGACCTCGCCAATCGCCTCTTTTTGCTGCGCTTCGACGGCGGCCTGTAGCTTCGCCGGGTCTTTTGCTAGTTCTTTCCAGTCAACCGGCTTTTTAGACACCTTATTCAGCGATTCGGCCAGTAATTGCAACTGCTTTTTAACGTCCGATAGCTCCATGGATACCTTCGTATTCCATTTCCGCAATTCGTCGGGGTCATTCGGCACTTTTTTCTCTAAAACTGGCTCCGTTTTAGCTGGTTCAGTCTTTTTCTCTAAAACTGGCTCTGTTTTAGCCGGTTCGGTAGTTTCAACGGTCGATTCTGCGCTAGTTTCAGCGGGTTTCTCGGCTTCAAGTTTTTCCGCGCGTTCGGCAATACTTCCCAGACTGACTTTCGATACCTCTGACATGGCTGTCTCCTTGCTTGTCCTTTTCGGGGCGTTACTGTGGCAGCCGTATAAGGCCGTTCAGTCTAGTTCCCTCATCCGAAAACTTCTTAATTTCGGTCCCCGCTACTTTTCCGGTTTGAATCTGCGAATATATCCACGCTTTGATCTTTGCGTAAACCTGAGCTTGGATACGGATATTCTCGGCGGCTTGGCGATCTTCCGCCGACAACCAATCGTTCTTTGCCAATGTGATCTGTGACTCTAAATACTTTGCGAACTTCTGCCCCGCGCCGTGGCGCATCCAATCCTCAAACAGCGCGCCCTCGTGCGCCTGTGACTCAAGGGCCATTAACTTTGCGGCGATCTCTTTATCGTCTTGCGTCGAATATTCATCGCGCAATATATCCTCGTAACTCATCCCCGTCCCCCTTGTTATATTTTTCTATAACAATCCCGATTATCCCTGTGGGCCTATCGCCGTATTATGGTTGCCTGGAAGATTGATATTGGTCTGCCCAGCTTGCTTCAATATTGCCGCGCCCGCTTGCGCCGTTTGGCTCGGCGTCATCGGCACCGTATTGGACGGCACGCCCACCGGCAAACCGCCCTTGGGCCCCGCCCCCGGAACCGGCAGCATACCCATCGGCGGCGCACCGGGTAAACCCATTGGCGGTGCCGTCGGCTGAACCTGAATTTCATCCGCGTCAAAGCCCTCTAGTTCCCAAATTTGCTTTGCAATTGTTTCTTTTGATTGGTCCGCTAGCACCGCCTGGAAGGTCGAGAAAAAGGCAACCATTTGGTTAACTTTTGCGTCCTTATTCACCATTTCGCTTAACACTGTCATGGTGAAATTAACTTGCCCGCGAATCATAGCGGGGGTAACCAGGCTCGTGCCGTCTAGGGCTTTCGGGAATATATCCCCATAGAACGCGCGCAATACTTCCTCGTTATCGAGATATTGCAAATCGAGTTGATAAAACAACTCTAAAACGCGCTTAACGCCTTCTTCCTCGACGTTCTTCGCGGCGGTTGCGAATTTTTCTAGGGCTTGCGACACGGCGACGCGCGCCACGCCGAGGCCGGCACTACCGCCCATGCCCTTCATATCATCGATACTGCCGGTGAGCGTCGGCGGGATCGTCGCATTAAACATATCCTGAACGATCTTTTCGGCGTCGGCGTATGCGCTCTGAGTTATATCCTGGGGGGGCAATGGCTCAATAGCAGCCATGTTATCCGTGAGCACAATGCCGCCGGGGGCAGCGGTAAGTTTGTCAATATCCACGTCCGCCGTGGAAAGAACTTTCCACATGCGATTAATCATCAAGTTAACGTTATCTAAGCGCTGACGGCGAACTGTATTTAATTCGTTCTGTAGAGATATGACTGGCTCAATAAGGCCCATTCCATACCACTCACCGGGTACATTAGTAAAACAAACTTTGATGAGGGGCCGTCGCTGATGATAGTAGGGGTTGGCAACCGCTCGAACGACGGTAGTCCGGTTCGCAATGACGATCTGACACTCGCAAGGATTCCCACTGCCGTCAATATCCCACGGTCCCCAATATTCGATAAGCTCGACCTGGGAACTTTGAACAGTAGAAACTTCGCCGCGCGCTGATTTGCGCCACTGGCGGGTTTCTTGGTACTTGTTAGAGGTGCCGCCGTCTTGGACGGGCTGAAGATTCGTAAAATACGGCTGACTACCCTGACAACGAGATTCAAATTCATCCTTGTTCATGAACCGGCGTATAAAAATGCCCGGTTGATCCTCCACGGTCGGGTAATCCTGCGCGGGGAAAACGTCCAATATATCTAAGAACGTAACCTCCGGGCGCCGCTCGACGATCTTATATGACTTCTGATTGACAAACTTGGTCGTGGGAATATTGACGCCGGTTTCCGGGTCCATCTTGGTTGTGGTTTGCGGCACGCGCTCCCAAACCCAGGCCCATCGAACCTTCCAATCGACAAAGAAATAGCTGGTGCCGTACATCAATAACTGTTTAACAAACGCCTCGTATTTGTGACCAAAACGCGCTTTGCTCAATTGATCCTGAATCAACCGCTTAACGTTATCGGCGATATCCGCTTCTTTGATGTCCGTCGGTTTTACATCGAACTGCGAATCGTTATCCGACAAGAACGAAATCAGCTTAGGCGTCGCGGCCTCAATAATCTGATAGCATATCGGTATGAAAACCTTCGCGCGGCTCGGCGTCTTTGACGCAACCTGGCCGGACATGAAAAGCAAATATATCTGCCACCACAAAAGCTCATATGGGCGGCGCCAATCCTCGCGGCGCACAAAATCACCCATGAGTTTGTCGAGCATTTGTTTTTGCAGCGCGGCGTTAAACTCGTCCAATACCGCGCCCTGAAGCGCGCTCGCATCCGGGCTGGTAAGCTCTATCGGGCTAGAATCCATCTGCGCCAAATCTTCAGCGCCCTCTTGGTTTAGCGTGTCCTGAAGCGCGTCCTTCACGCCGGTTTCACTGCCGTTATCTACCATTCTTCTACGCTCCAAGGCTGAAAATTCGGTTTATATTCCATTGCTTCGTGTGGCTCTTTTTCTGATTTAGGCTTACGTTTATTCTTAGGGTCTTTTAGATCGAAGATTTGCGACATCGTTTTAGCCGGCGGCACGAATTCGCCTTTATCGTTGAAGCACTTTTTGAAATCCTCGGCGGCTTGCAATCGTTTAAGCTCGGGGTATATTCCCAGCAAATCTTTACTGAAGGCATATCGCAGAGCGTCCGGAGAGTGTGAATTTTCGTGCGCGGGCTTATTCTTCCCCTCGGCATATACATAACTCTCCATTTCTCGCAACAAATTGTCACAGGTGTTAAATACCTTTAGGCGCTGCGTTTTAACCAGGCGAGTCACGCGCGATATACCAGCTTCAACCCCGTTGTCGGCGGCGACAAGGTTCATGCTGGTAAGGCGCTGCAATTCCGAGCAATAACCAACGGCGGACGGATCGTAAAGACAAAGTTTCAGGCGCCCGCGCCACTTCTCCAAAAACGCCTGATGCTCTTGCAACGAACCCTTGGACTTGTAAAGTTCGTCAATCACATAGAAAACGCCCATTTCAGGGTCTTTCGCGATGATCAATATACAGGTCGGGTCAGTAAACCCGTAATCCATGCCCGCGAAAATCGTCCAGTGGGCGGGGATACCAAACGGCTTAATGCCATCTTCTAGGCGGTTAAAGTCGGGATATATAAGCCCGTCAATATTCGTGTATGTGCCGAGCACGTCGCGTTTATATATTTGCTCGTTCATAGTCAGCCGCGCGCGCTCGATAGCGGTATGGTCTATGAACGGATTATCTAGCGTGGACCAGTTGTGATATCCAACCCAGGGCATTTCATCCCGGCGCTGGATCAGGTCGGTATTTAGCCATGAGGTCGGCAAACCGTAGGGTGTGGTCGAAAAGATAACCCATCCGGTCGTACCGACCTCCGTCGTCATACGTTGCTGAACCTTTTGCCAAACTTCTTGGCGAAACTGGCCCGCCTCGTCCATCCACGCGCCACGGATACCGAACGCCTCAATGCGGTCTGGTTCGTCCGCCGAAAGGATGTAAACAAAATGTTCCTGGCCGTCCGGATCGTTTGGAAGCTGAACGCGGGACTCAGACCTACGATAAACGCCTAGCTTTTTAGGCCAGTATTTCATTAGCGTCGGAATTGTCCCGTTGCGGAGCAACCCATAGGTGGGGCCTAAAATCAGGTAATCCCCGTGCACGCCCTTTTTCAGATCGGCGGCTATTTTCGTAATGAACTTGACGGCGGCGACGACGGATTTTCCGCCGCGCTTCCCGGCAACCGCCAGCACATAGTCACGGCCATCTTGCAATACTTCCATTTGCCGCCTGTGCGGCTGGAATATAATCTGCGGCACGGCAGACTACGCTTTCGGCTTATCTTCTGGCTTCGTTTCATCGTAAGGCTTAATCACAAGCCCCTCGATACCTTCCATGCCGACCGTTTCTTTCGGCTTGTTAGCGATATGCGGCGCCAGCTTCGCCAGACGGTCCAATAACTCAAGCGCGAATTCGTCGCCAGTTTCGGCACGCTTCAGCGCATCGGCCAGCATCTTTTCATAATCGACGCCGTGCGCTTTCAGGGACTCAAGCACCCATAACGTTTGCTTACTCTTAGTCCCGGCTTTGCGTCCGCCGTACTTTGGGTGCCCTTTCGGGAATGAACGTCGCATTATTTCGTGGCCGCCTTTTCGAGTTTCGCAATACGCTTTTCCGCATCTTCGTCATTCTGGAATAGCTGCGTTACAATCGCGCTGTTAAACGTGCTCAATTTATGCGTGAGCAGCGCATCGTAATAGGCGGCGCGCGCAACGGCCCGCTTATCTTCAACCGTGGTCGCAAACCTCGCAAACACGGGTCCAACCGCTTTCAAAAGTGCCAGGTCGTCAAAAAACACCGTCGTGAGTTGAAGGCGAACCTTCGCGTTAGGTGCGTCGGCTGTCTTTAAGGCTTCCTGGTAAAACGTGTGAAACGCCGCGTAAAGTTCATCAAAGTGCGCTTGTTGAGTGCTCATTCTTCCCCCGCTTTGCCAGCTTCGCTATCTTCTCTTGGATAGCCACAATCTGCTTCATTTGTCGAACTGAATTGCATGGCAGCGCGTCCAGTGCTTCCGTCGCCCGCTGAACAAACGCCGCCAAAACGTGCCCATCTGCCAATTCTTCCAACGAAAAAGAAATCTGTATTGCCCCAGGCGCCGGCTCTACCGCCTTATCTGCGCGGTGCGCGCCCTGGGGCACTATAGACCGCCCCTCAGCCAGCATCCCCACAACCTCGCCCTTATCGTTCCGGACCTCCATTTCAGATTTAGTAAGAGGAATGGACGCCGAATTGTAAGTGCGTGGTTTTGATCCATGCGGCGTTTGGTTAGGTTGAAAGGACGATTTATCGTGGTCCGGACAAAGCCGCTGGTCGCCCACACTGACACAGGGCCGCGAGCAATGGTACTGTGCCGCCGCGCCGCCCTTTTGCGGAACCGTGATTAGCCGAATGCACCGGTCGGTATTTGCGATTCGCCGCGAATATACGCCTGATTGTTCAAGGCGCACTAGCTGATCGTTATATGGAATCCGGTCGATGGGAACGCCGCCCACGCCAGCCGCAGCGGTCATATCTTGGCGCACAGCCGCCACGTCGCCATCAGTAGCGGATACTTCAGTAATAATCGGCTGATCGGCCATGGCTATATCCCCCCGGATAGATACAAAACCGCCTGTTTAATCGAACTAATATTGTCGTCCAGCATTCCCAGTGCGAGGTTACAACCACGACACAGTAACCCGCGAACTCGCCCCGTTTTATGGTCGTGGTCTACGTGTAACGGCAACACACGAAAGCAAATTCCGCACGCCCCGGCTTGTCGTTTCTTTATGCGCCCAATCATTTGCGGCGTTATTCCGTACATCTCACGCAATCTATACTTCTGCATCTTGGCGGGATGTGCCCGGTTAAACGTGTTTGCACGAATCCTAATGCACGGTTTACATTGAGCCCACGGCGTCCCCACGTATTGGTTAGCCGCCGTCAAAATCGTTCCGCATTTACTACACAAAAGTGAACAATGGGTTTTAGGCATAAAGCCGGTTCCAATCAAAATTCGTGTAGCCATGGGTACGGGTGCCTATGCTATAGCCCTATATCTGAACCGTCCCCCCTATGTTAACTGTGCTTATTTGTAGAGGT